AAATCATATATTTTAACCTAGTGGTCATTTCTGAATTATCATTTTTATTGATTTTCTTTAAACCCTCTAATTCTTTGTCGATATCTTTATCATCTTTTTGGGTAAGAAATTTAAAAGTAATAATATTTCCTGAATTAGGGAGCTCATATTTAAATTCGTTATCTCCTTTTTTTACAATTAAAGATTCATTTAAAGGTTTTTCTATTAAAGAAGTTAAATCTACTGTAACATCTTCTCCCAGATATGAAAAAGTATAATCTTTACCATAACCTAAAATACGAGCAGCCATCATAATAGCATCTTTATCTCCAATTAAAAGGTCATTATAATCAAACTTAGTGACTAATAAAGATTGTAATAGTTTATCTAATACAATACCTTGTCTAATGTAATTTTGATTGGTTAAAATATCTTCTTCTTTAGCAGTCATGTATTTAATTTCTACTTTTCCTTCTGCTAAAGGATGATTTTCGGGATATAGTAAACCTTTTGAGGGTAATTCTACAATTTCTGTTGGTAATTTGAAACTCATAAATTATTTATTTGTAACTAGTTTTATCTATTATACATATAATATAAAAAAAGAGCTTGACAAAGCCAAGCTCAAATTTAATTTTAGTAAAAACTTTTTAGAAGTTTAATACACAGTAATCTGGTTGTACAGTCATTGTAATTTCAATAGCTTGATCAACAGTATCCCATGAATAATCACCAAAGCTAGCGTCAGTGATGAAAGCACCTTTAATTACCCATTCAGAAACGATATCGCCTACTGGTCCTAATACATCAAAAGTTAAATCTTTCTTGTAGAAGTCTGAGTAGCCATCTCTACCTGTTACTGATTCGTGGTGTAAACGAACCCACTCCATTACTGCTTGAGCACCTGAAGGTGTAATAGGGTCAAATAATGTGAACTGAATAGTACCCCAAGTTGTTTTACCTTTAACAAAGCGTTGAACGTTAATGTGGTTTAAAGGTACACTACCTTGAGATAAAGTTACAGCTCCTACACCTTTAACCTCATAAGCAGGAATGCCATCAATATACATGATAAATCTGTTAGCCTGCTTTGGTTCAAAAGCTGTGAAGAAAATTTCGTTTGGGTCTAATACTGCCATTTTGCTATATTATTTATTTTATTATAAATATTACTAATTACAACTCTTATGCTGGGAAAGTAGCTCCTGTTGGTAAGATGTTGAAGTCTAGGTAAATGAATTCAGCAGTCTTAGTTGGTTGTAGATAGATTTGACCGATTAACTGGTTTCTATCAATTACGTCTGGAGTGTTATTGGAATCATCCATAATTACTCTAAACGCGTATAAACCTTGACGTTGTTGAACTGATTCTAGGTATGGGTTAACTTGGCTTAAGAATTGATTTCTTGTGGCAATTGTGTTTTGTTCAAACACTAAGTTGTTAGCTACTTGAGAAATGTAAGACTTAAGGGCAATTAACAATCTTCTAACGTTTACACGATCAAGTGCAGACGATCTTTTCTGTAATGTTTTCTGTCCGTATACTACAACTCCAGTACCTGGGAATGTTGCAATTGGGTTTACATTACCTGTGTAAAGATCGTTACGGTTAGTTTGGCTTAGTTTTCTTTCGGCTCTTACTACAGTATCTAATCCACCGCGATTGATTCCGGCAGGTGCAAACCATGGTTCAGATACACTGTCATTAAACGCGTATACAGCAGGAATTAATGTTGAAGCTGGTGCCCATACTAATTGACCAGTACCTGGGTCAATGGTTTGTAACCATGGCCAGTATGTTGCGGCATATGAGCTATTAATTGTAAGTGCTGAAGTAGTGGCTTCTGAGATTGAAGCTCCAAATTCTCTAGTATCTACTACTGCAATAGCATCACCTCTAGATTGAATGTTATTTACTAAATTAGTAGTTTGGGAAGCATTATCAGCAATGGTTAAACCAGGAGTTGTAATTACATTAAATCTGTAATCGTCTTGGTTAGCCATTAAAGCTACCATGTTATTGTAGTTAGCACCTACTAAACCTTGAGTATCTGTGCTAGTAATGTTATTATAGTATTTACCAGTACCTGTTAAAATATTACCGGTTGCTCCATCAAATGAACCACTAGCATTGATAGGGAGTGAAGAAGTATACTGTGATTTTGGACTTCCATTATTATCAAAATAGTATGGAGTTGGGTTATTTACAGCACTTACATACACGTATCTAGAATTAGTAGGGAAATTACCTAATACTTCTACATAATTATCTACAGAATTATAAGTTTGGTAACTATCACCAATTACTCTAGAAACATAGTTAGGTTGAGTTGGATCTAATGATAAATTAGTCCAAGTTTCTAACACGATAGGCTCAGTAGCAGTATCGTTACCTTGTCTAATTAAAAGATCAAAAGTTCCTGAAGATGTGTTAGAATTTAAAATCTGCCATCTTACGTTATCAGCTGAACCGCTTGGTAGAGTACCATTAGTACCTTGAGTACTAAAGCTATTCATGATAGTACCTTCAGAGATAGTTTTTAATGTAAAAGCTACTTCACTTACTATATTAGCTGCTGTTAAAGTAAGTACTAAGTCAGTACCTAAAGAAGTAGAAGCCCCTAAAGAAGAAGAAGCAATAGTAATTGTATCACTAATATTGTAACCAGTACCTGAACCTGAAACTACAATGCTTGATACTACACTACCACTTGGGTCGGCTACTACTACGTTAAATGTAGCTCCAACACCTGTGCCACTAGTAGTAGTAGCTACGTTATTGTAAGTACCTGCAGAAGCTGAAACGTTAGTAGTAATTGAGCTTGAAAAAGAACCAGTAGCTAATACACCAGTTTCATCAGAAGAATAAATTCCAGTATCGGTTGCAGAAGTAAATGAACCAGAAGCTACTCTAGCTACTAACAAACTTTGACCTCCTTGTTGGAAGTAGTTGTAGGCAGCAATTGAGGTTAAGTAGCTGTATTCCTGACCTCCACTTAAGAAAGTAGTACCAAATCTATTTACATAATCAGAATATGTAGTAACTACTGTAGGAATTTCTACAGGACCCTTTACTGTTGGGCCTATGATAGCTGCACCTACAGTTACAGGTTGCTGTGTGATAAATGAACTATCATTTTCTCTAGCTAATACCCCAGGTGAAATTAAAGTTTCTGCCATTGCAAGTTATATTTTTAGTTTTATTATAAATATGTGCTTTTTTCTCAAAAATCTTTATAAAACCATTAAATATAACTAAAGGAAACGAGTTTTTACTCTATAGTAATTTCACCTGTTTCTAGGCTAATGTTACCAGATCCGTATTTTTCAGTCAATTGTTGACCTAATTCATTGTTTAATTTTTCTAATTCTAATACTTGAGCTTTAAGTATTTCTTTATTTTGTGCTAATAAAGACATTCTGTATTCAATTGATCCTAAATTTAGTATAAGATCATTTTGTTGATTTTGAAGATTTGTTAATTTAGTAAGCTCTTCTTGAGTTAAAACTTTTGTTTCCATGTTAATAAATATTAAGTACTTTATTTAAAGCTTCAATTACTTTTTGAGAAGTAATATTTTTGGTACATTCAAATTGGCGAATAGTACCTTTGTGTTCTGGGCACCATTCCCAATCACCTGGATCTAACCAATGTTTATTAAAACATCCTGTACATAAACTTGGGGTATAATCAAAGATTCTTTCGCAATCTTGGAATTCAGTATAGGGTTTAGAAAATCCTGAGATAAGTACTATTGGGGTTGGGGTTGTCCAAGCTAGCCAACTTAACCCACTACCTAAACCAATATAAGCTTTAGCGTGGTGTATATCATTGTATCGATCTTCTAAAGGATATTCTCCGGTTTTATCAATTACTCCTTCTAAAGTACCATATAGCTTAGAATCGTGCCATTCATCACCTAGTGGTTCTTTTGTGATCATTACTACTTTGTATCCTTTACCATTCAAGTAATTAATTACTTCTTGCCATCCTTTACGGTTATTCCAGTATTTAGCGTGAGCTGAAGCGTGTGGGGCAATTACAACATAATCACCTGGAATAGCAGGTTCGGTTATAGGGAATGTAAGTTTAGGTTTTACCTCTTTATAAGGTAATCCCAAAATTGAAGTAGAGGTTTGCTGCATAGGCATAGTCTTTACTTCCTTAGGATGCTTGCTTTTATCTAATTCTTTATCATTGTAGTGCCACCCCACACCGTACATAGCATATAGATTTTCTACTACAGTACCTGGTTCTACAAACTCTAGTTCTGGGTAGTTGTCTTGAAACCATTCATTATGAAATGTAGAAACTATAACTTCACAATCGTGATGTTTTCTAAACTCATCAGCATGAGGGAACCATGCTAAGGAATCACCTAAAGCAGTTGAGTCAATGTGAATGTATACTCTTTTTCCTTTAGCATTATAATTATAAATTTCTACTAATTCATTAGTATCCTCATCGTATATTTCAATTCTCCATTTTATAAAGTATTTAGCTGAAGTACGAGACCACATATTATTAGTAATAGTAGTTTCGTGGACTAGTTCACTAGTAGACCCGTTAAAAAATTTAATCCTATAGTTTTTAGAGACAGGACCATTAATTTCACAGGTAGCCCCATCTACAAAATTATAAATTATAGTATTTTTAGGGGTAATACTAGGAATTCTTAAAAATTGAGTATTATTATATTCTTGAATTAAGGTTTCTTTCATACGAAACGTTCAAATAGTTTAACTAAATCTATACTTCTATTATACCACGATAAATTATTAGCGGTTTGTAAAATGTCAGCTCGACATTTATCATAA